CCGACCTCGAGCTCCCCGGGAGCTGGCCCGACCTCGAGGCCCGACCTCGAGCTCCCCGGGAGCTGGCCCGACCTCGAGGCCCAGCCGCTGGCCCAGCAGCTCGCATGCGCCGAACACATGCCGCACCGCCCGATTCGTTGTGCGCCGCCGTCGAAAACCATGTTGCAACGCGGTATCCTGGGAACCGCATATCCGCGCATACCGTGGCCTTGAGGTGCTCGCACGTGCAGCATTGGCACCATGTGCCCAGCGCATGCGACACGGCCCGTCAGGCGGCCCAGAGCGCCCGGGTCCCCGGGATATCGGGTCAAATCGCCACGATCGATCGGAGCTGGCGGCGCGCCCAGATCGACGGCCCACGCCCGGGGGACCGAGGGCAAGGGCCATGTTTCGCACGAACAATTACAAGAAATTTGATATGACTTTAAAAAATGTCTTTTTAATGCTAAATATCCCATACCGTTTCACGTGAAACAAATTTTAGGGTCCCCAAAATGGATGCTTCCCCGAACCCCGTGGTCCACGAAAAGGAACTCAAGCTCCAACTCCGTCTTGCGCAATTGGAGAAGAACGAAGCGTGCCAAAAAAACTTTTTAACTTTTGTCCGTGAGGTGTGGCCCGAGTTCATTGCAGGGCGGCACCACAAGATCATTGCGGAAAAGCTTGACCGTGTTGCGCGGGGCGAGTTGAAACGTCTGATAATCAACATGGCTCCACGTCATACGAAGTCGGAGTTCGCGAGTTACCTGTTTCCGGCATGGATGATGGGCCGTGATCCGTCGATGAAGATCATTCAGGCGACGCACACGACGGAGTTGGCTGTAAACTTTGGTCGTAAGACGAAGAATTTGTTAGAGGATGAGCGTTACCGGGAGATTTTCCCGGGAGTGGAGTTAGCTGTTGACAGCAAGGCGAGTGGTCGGTGGGACACGAACAAGGGTGGAATGTATTACGCGGTAGGTGTTGGTTCGAATTTGGCGGGCCGCGGCGGTGATTTAATCATCATTGACGATCCTCATTCTGAGCAGACGGCGATGTCCAATTCTGGATTTGATGATGCTTGGGAGTGGTACACGGGCGGACCTCGTCAGCGTTTACAGCCGGGTGGGTCGATTGTGTTGGTCCAAACTCGGTGGAGTGAGAAGGACATGACGGGTCAGTTGCTTCGTTCGATGGCGAAGGACCCTTTGGCGGATCAGTGGGAGGTGGTTGAGTTACCGGCATTGTTTGACGACGAAACCCCGTGTTGGCCGGAGTACTGGAGTTTTGAAGATTTGTCCGCGGTCCGCGCATCAATACCTGCGAGCAAGTGGAATGCGCAGTATCAGCAGAATCCGACGGGTGACGACAATGCGATTATTGCCCGCGAGTGGTGGCGCAAGTGGGAGGGAGGTACGGTCCCTCAGTTGCAGTATGTGATCCAGAGTTACGACACGGCGTTTTCGAAGCGTGAGACGGCGGATTTCTCGGCTATCACGACGTGGGGTGTATTTTACCCGGACGAGGGCGGTCCTCCGAACTTGATATTGCTGGACAGCAAGAAGGGGCGTTGGGATTTCCCGGAATTGAAGGCGGCGGCATTTGAGGCGTATCATTTCTGGGAGCCGGACACGGTGATTGTGGAGGCGAAGGCGAGTGGTTTGCCTTTGACGCATGAGTTACGGAACACGGGCATCCCTGTGGTGAATTTCACGCCGAGCCGCGGCAACGACAAGGTATCTCGTGTACATGCTGTATCGCCTTTATTTGAGGCGGGCATGGTTTGGGCCCCGGACGAGTTGTTTGCGGATGAGATGATTGAGGAGGTTGCTGCGTTTCCAAATGGCGAGCACGATGATTTGGTGGACAGCATGACGCAGGCATTGATGCGTTATCGACAGGGCAACTTTATTCAGTTGCCAACGGACGAGGTAGAGGAAAAGGTGGCGTCCACTAAAATCCGGGCCTATTATTAGATTTTGCGCCACCACACATGCTGAGAAGAGGTGACTAGAGATGGCCAAGAACATGACCCATTACTTTAAGGACGGGACCAAGCATCCCGGTGGGACACACAAGATGCCTGACGGAAGCCTCCATAGCGGAGCTAAACACGGTCCTAATAGCGAAAAACTTTATCACTATTCGGAGCTACCGTCTGTTCCCGCAAAGAAGAAGGCTAGGAAGAGGGCGTGACGTTTCACGTGAAACAATATGGCTATTAGGCGCACTACTACTGGCAAAAGCGCCAACTATCGTAAGACCAGCAAGGGTGCTGGAATGACGAAGAAGGGTGTGGCTGCTTACCGCAAGGCTAATCCGGGGTCTAAGCTTAAAACAGCGGTTACGGGGAAAGTTAAGCCGGGCAGCGCGGCAGCAAAGCGCCGCACGTCCTATTGTGCTAGGTCCGCAGGGCAGTTGAAGAAAAGTTCTGCCAAGACCAGAAACGACCCTAACTCGCGTATTCGTCAGGCAAGGAAAAGGTGGAAGTGCTAATGTCTTTACATGATGACCAAGCGGCTTTTTGATGGATCGTCGTACGGCTGTAGCCAGTCAACTTTTGAAACGTGCGGGTGTGACGGGCGACCACATGTCGTTGGCCGGGTCCCTTCCTCGTGAGACTTTGGATCAGTTTGACAAGGTGATGGGTCGCCGCGACCCGACGGTACCGCGGACCGCGGGCGGCATTATGTCGTTTGCACAAGGTGGCGTGGTCGGCGAACCGCGGCCCACGGGCCTTGATTCGGAGCTGATGGCTATTTACGACCTTCTTCGTGAGGAGGAGGACCCGGAGGTCCGGGAAGAGTTGTATGCGCGTTTGGAGCAATTGCAGGCGCAGGTTGGCCCTCCGTTGTCTGTTGGTTCGGACGGGTTTTCTGTGATACCTCAGTTTGATGCCGCTGCTTCGGGCGGCGAGATCAACCGGTCTGTGCCTTCGGGCGATGGCCGGATCAACATTGCGGATGAGACGATGGGTGGTATTGCTCGTCTCGGCGCTTCGCTTAATTTCCCCGGCGGCAACTTGACGGGAGGCGTGACGGGCGTTCACGACAAGACGACGAGACGCTTGCCTGACGAGTGGCAGGCGTATGGTGCGCCCGAAACTGTAGAGTACGGCAACCGGCGCGGTTTTGTCCCGACCAATTATGATTTAAGCGGTACGTATGGTCGTCACACGGGCACGGTTAACGTTCAGCCCCGCAGGGAGAGTGCAGATCGTGACGCCATTGGTGGCCGGTCGGTTTTGGACCTTGGCTATGAGTACAGGCCCTCTGAGGATGAGTCGTTTTCGATAAACGCCACGCCATTTGGACGCCGGGTGGTGAAGAATTATAAAACGGGCGAGACTGAGATGGACCGGTCGATCAGGGTTCAGTACAACCGGCGCTTTTAATTTGCCCTCATTCGGTAGTATAGTTCCCCCGACACTTTAGGAGATAACCTATGGCTCTTGAACCCATTGGTAGTTTGATGGACAACAACGTCCCGTCTCAGTTGGACGAGGACGACTTGCGAGCAGAGATTGAGGTAGAGCTTCCGGGTTCTCAGTATGACGACAACCTTGTCTCGCTGGACGGTGAGACCGAAGGTTCTCCGATAGAGATTGAGATGGGGGACGACGGTTCGGTGGTCGTGGACTTCGACCCGCAGGACCAGCGTGGCGAGTCCGACGATTTCTACGCGAACTTGGCGGAAGAGATGCCGGACCGTGAGTTGTCTCGCGTGGCGTCTGATTTGTTAGCGGAGTACGAGGCGAATCGTTCTGGTCGTCAGGAGTGGGAGGATGCGTATTCGGAGGGGTTGGAGCTTTTGGGCTTTACCTACGAGGACCGCACGGAGCCGTTCAAGGGTTCTTCTGGTGTGACGCATCCGCTTTTGGCGGAGGCTGCGACGCAGTTTCAGGCGCAGGCGTTCAACGAGTTGCTGCCTGCGGGCGGTCCGGTTCGCACAATTGTGATGGGTGACGAAAGCTCTTCGAAGGCACAGCAGTCGCGCCGGGTTCGCAATTTTATGAATTACTACATCACGAACGTGATGGAGGAGTACACGCCGGAACTGGATCAGATGCTGTTCTATCTGCCTCTGGCGGGCAGCACTTTTAAGAAGGTGTATTACGACGAGAACCTTGGCCGCGCGGTGAGCAAGTTTGTTCCTGCGGAGAACCTCGTGGTTCCGTATGACACGGCAGATTTGGATACGTGCCCGCACATTACGCAGGTCCTTCGGATGCCGTTGAATGATTTGCGCAAGCGGCAGGTGTCGGGTTTTTACTTAGACATCCCTGTTCTTCCCGGTCAGGAGGACATGAGTGAAGTTCAGGAGGAGATGGATCGCATTGATGGTATGTCTCCGTCGTCTATCGATTACGACTGCACTCTTTTGGAATGCCATGTTGATTTGGACCTAGACGGTTACGAAGATTTGGACGAGGACGGTGAGCCGACGGGAATTAAAATTCCGTATGTGGTCACCTTGTCGACGGACAGTAGTCAGGTTCTTTCAATTCGTCGTAATTATTACGAGGACGATGAGCTAAAGAAGAAAATCCAGTATTTCGTCCATTTCAAGTTCCTCCCCGGGTTTGGTTTTTACGGCTTGGGCCTGATCCATACGATTGGCGGTCTGTCTCGGACGGCGACGGCGGCGCTTCGTCAGCTTATCGACGCAGGCACGCTTTCGAACCTCCCGGCAGGGTTCAAGGCCCGCGGCCTACGGATCAGGGACGATGAGGAACCGCTTCAGCCGGGTGAATTTCGTGACGTGGACGCCCCGGGCGGTGCCATTCGAGACAGCTTGATGCTCCTGCCGTTCAAGGGTGCGGATCAGACGTTGTTTGGCCTTCTTGGTTTTGTGGTGGACGCAGGTCGCCGTTTTGCGACGATCACGGACATGAAGGTTGGAGACGGGAACCCGCAGGCTCCGGTCGGTACGACGATAGCTTTGCTGGAGCAGGGTTCTCGGGTGATGTCTGCGGTTCACAAACGCTTGCACTACGCGATGCGGATGGAATTTAAGATGCTTTCGCGTGTGCTGGGTGAGAGCCTGCCGGACGATTATCCGTACAGCATTGAGGGTGAGGACGCGAGCGTCAAGGCCACGGATTTTGATGACCGGGTAGACGTTCTCCCTGTTTCTGATCCGAACGTATTTTCGCAGGCGCAGCGTATTGCGTTGGCTCAGACAAAGCTTGAGTTGGCGACCGCGGCCCCCGAGCTTCATAACATGAACGAAGTTTATCGGGACA